AATACTTACAGGGAGAGAGTTTTACAAATTGATTCAGATAAGTTTAGAGGAGATCCTGGAACATTACCAAGTGGAGCATCAGGTCATAATTTTGGAGCGCCTTATACGATTGCATGGGGCAGAGCCACGGACCGTCCTGCAATAATTAATCCAGGTGAAACGGTAGACAAAGCAACAGGTGAGATTATCAATCCAGTAACACAAGAACAACTAAAAGCAGTAAAATTACAAGACATCGAAGCGAAGATACAAAGTTTAGTTAATGATCCGTTGACCAAGGTTGATCCAAATGATTTCGCTACTATTTCTCAAGCTGTCAATGCCCTTGTTGAAAAGTCAGGCGGACGATTATCGTACGATAAAGCAAAAAACGCTATTGACGCACAGATCGTTCAAAAACAAAAACAATTAAAAAAACTACAATCGCAATACGTTGATGAAGAAAAACAATTAGAATCAATTAGAAAGGCGAAGCCGCAAAATATTACTATGACGTTTATTGATGAGATTCAGTCAGATATTGCACAGGCGGCAACAAAAAAAGCAAGAGAGCTGGCTATCAAACTAGACGTAATGGCTGAGCAAGGTCTTAACCCTCAAGCAATGCAAGAAGGAGTCCAAAGAGATTTAATGCAATTCTTTGCCGATAATCAAAGTGTAGCTCGTCCTGTTGGCGCAACAAAATTAGAATTAATGCCTCAGTATGAGGAACTTATGGCTTTTCAAAAACAGTTTAGTGAGATGGCAAAAAAACCGCCATATGCTTTAGCTCCACAAGACTTTGCAATGTATGAAAACTTTAAGAAAAGACAAACAGAGATTATTGATTCAATGGCGGACGAGATTAATGATGAGTTAATGAGAGTTTTATACCCTGATGTTCCTTTAAAAGATAGGGGAGCATGGAGTGATGCTGTATTAAAACAGCAATTATATGAAGGAGCGTATCGTAAATTTGTTGAAAAAGATCCGAATGCACCTTCACACTTAGGGGTAGCGTCTGGAGATATTGTAGCAGGCAAAGCTTATAATCAAGCTGGTAGTACGTCGATGGATATTAACAAAAGAATACTTGATAAACAAAACCGTATTAACAATTATAAAGATGAACTTCGTGCAGATATTGATACAACAGCATCGCTTGGAGCTAGTAAATATCCTGGTGTTGGTACGCATGAGTTTTACGGTGGGCCAAAATCAAGAGCATGGGATGAAGAAGCAGGTCAAGTAGGTGGGCACTATACATCTGATATTGAGAGAAGTATGCGAAAATATGCAGATGACAATAACTCTAAGATGATTATTGCAAATGTGGCAGTTAGCGATGCTAGAGGGGGAACGGTGTATAATATTACTGATGAGCTTACAGGAGAGCTTATGGGATCAGGCGATACCTACCGACAAGCACAGAATATAGCAAATCAGTTAAGAGAGGAAACAGGTGGAAGATTCAAGATTAAAAAAGATACAGAGAAAAATTTTGAAACAGAACCTGTTTTCGCTATTGAATTTACTAAAGAAATGTTACAACTAAACAAAATTTATAGATAAGGAAGAAAATGGCTATTGAAAAAGATTCTATCTACAGAGAAAGAGAACAGATTGGTCAAACAGCAGTAGAGGACATGGGCGTCGTAGATGTAGATGTTATGAGTAATAACACTGGTGATGTGACAATGCTTGAAGATGGATCTGCTGTAATAGGTGATCAACAAATGGAACAAGAGATTGAGTTCGGCTCTAACTTAGCTGAATTCATGGATGAAAATGATTTAAATATTGTTTCTAATGAAGTTATGGAGGGCTTTGAAGAAGATAAAGCTTCCAGAAAAGAATGGGAAGAAACATATAAAAAAGGATTAGGTTTATTAGGATTTCAATATAAAGAAAGATCTGAACCGTTTATGGGTGCAAGTAATGTTAGCCACCCTGTTTTAGCTGAAGCAGTTACACAATTTCAAGCACAAGCATATAGAGAATTACTCCCTGCAGGCGGACCTGTTAGAACTCAAATTTTAGGAAAAGAAGATATTTTAAAACAACAACAAGCTGAACGTGTATCTGAATTTATGAATTACCAACTGATGCATGTAATGGAAGAATATGATCCTGAGTTAGATCAAATGTTATTTCACTTACCTCTTGCAGGTTCAGCATTTAAAAAAGTTTATTTTGATACAACAATAGGTAGAGCAGTTTCTAAATTTGTTCCTGCTGATGATTTGTTAGTTCCATATACTGCTACGGATTTACAATCAGCAGAAAGAGTGACACACGTACTCAAAAGAAATAAAAATGAAATTAGAAAATTACAAGTTCAAGGGTTTTATAGAGACATAAATATTGAACCATTTACAGAAGAGGATTCTGTTTTAACTAAAGAGAGAGAAATACAAGGTGTAAAAAAAGTAGGCTACAATACAGATGAGTTTACGTTATTAGAAATACACGCAGATTTAGAGCTTCCAGGTTTTGAAAGTGAAGACGGTATTAAACAACCTTATATTATTACTATTGATGAAGGTTCTGGAAAAGTTTTAGCTATTTATAGAAACTACAAAGAAAACGATCCTTTTATGAAAAAGGAACAATATTTTGTACACTTTAAATTTTTACCAGGATTAGGGTTTTATGGATTTGGTTTAATACATATGCTTGGTGGTTTAACAAGAACAGCAACTGCTGCTCTTCGTCAGCTTATAGATGCAGGTACTTTGTCAAACTTACCAGCAGGATTTAAAGCAAGAGGTCTAAGAGTAAAAGATGATGATACGCCTTTACAACCAGGTGAATTTAGAGATGTTGATGCACCAGGCGGTAATTTAAGAGAAGGGTTAATTCCTTTACCTTACAAAGAACCAAGCGCTACGTTATTTCAGTTATTAGGTTTTGCCGTAGCTGCTGCAACTAAATTTGCAACGGTAGCTGACCAGCCAACAGGTGAGAATATGGGTGGAAATAATCCTGTAGGTACAACAATGGCGTTAATGGAACGCGGCACGAAAGTTATGAGTGCAATTCATAAAAGAATGCACTATGCACAAAAAATAGAATTTAATTTATTAGCAAAAATATTTGCTGAGTCACTTCCTCCTATGTATCCGTACGAGGTAGAAGGAAATCAACCAGAAATAAAACAGCAAGACTTTGACGGAAGAATAGATATTCTTCCTGTAAGTGATCCTAATATTTTTTCTGTTGCACAGAGAGTTGTATTAGCTCAAACACAATTACAATTAGCTCAAAGTAATCCAAAATCACACAACGTGTATGAGGCATATAGACGTATGTACATGGCACTAGGAGTTACGGACATATCGGCTATTTTACCACCTCCTCCTCAACCAGCACCTACTGATCCAGGAACAGAAAACGCACAATCATTAAAAGCACAACAACTAAAAGCTTTCCCTCAACAAAATCATGAAGCACATATCAACGCACACCGTGCCTTTATGTCTTCGTTTTTGGTAAAAAATAATCCTGTTGTTATGGGAATATTACAATCACATATTTCTGATCACGTATCTTTACAAGCAAGAGAGATTGTATCGGCAGAATTTGCAGAACCAATGCAACAATTACAACAAGCTATACAAATGGCTCAATCAGAAGAAGAGCAACAAGCTTTACAACAACAAGCTCAACAAATGCAATTACAGATTGAATCAGCTATTGCAGAAAAAATCAATGAAATGACTACACAGATGATTACAGAAGAACAGGAAATGTTTGACACTGAAGGTAGTGATCCTTTAATCAGGCTTAAAGAGCAAGAGCTTCAATTAAAAGCGATGGATATGCAGAGAAAAGATGAAGAAACAGATTTAAGACTTGCGGTAGAACGTGAGAGAATTGCTTCACAGAATAAAATAGCCCAAGATAGGCTAGAATCACAAGAAGATATTGCACAATTACGTGCAAATGTTAATCTATCCAAAGCAAAAAAAGTTAAAGATGGATAAGAACAGTAAAACACCAGCAGAAACAAGACTTTCAGAGTTCTTTACAATGCTGATGGAATTACAAAATTCTTCTTCCAAAAGCAGTGAAGATAGTGTACTTTTAGCAGGTGCTATGGTGGGCGTAGCGCAAATGATTCTGTATGATCATTTAGTTCCTGTAGAAGCAGATAACATAATGAATCACAATACAGCTGATTTTATAACTTTAATTAAACCAACGATACATTGATATGAGCTATACTAAAAAAGATAAAAAAACAGGAAAGACTCCTAAAGGACCAGCAGGAAATACAGAATCTGTAGAAAAAAAAATTGACGACCTAATTGCAGCATTAGGAACAGCTAATCCAGTAACAGGTGCGTTACCCAAACTATTAAAAGGGGCTACAAGAACAGGAAGAGCCGCTATAGGAAAACAGTACAAGCCAGGTACAACCGAAACTGTTAAAACAGGTGAAATAAGAAAAGATATACCAGCTAATCCGCATGGCATAACAGTTGGATATTCTCTTAAAAGAGGGGGCATGGTTAGCAAGAAAAAAAGTGCAAAAAAATCAAAAAAATCTGGTAGAGCCGCGAAACGTGGTTACGGAATAGCAAAGAAAGGTAAATAATGGGTAAATTTAAAGATCAGGATCTTACTAATAAACAAAAGAAAAACGTAGCAAGCGATTTTGTAAAGAGAAGAATAGCNATAGGTGGTAAAAACTCTTCTTTATCTAAAATAAGCACTATTAAAGATATTGATATGGATACCATTTTTAAAATATTTGGCAAAAAACTTGCTAAAGGTGGTTCTGTAAAGAAAAAAAAGAAGTTTCCTGACCTAAGTGGCGATGGAAAAGTTACTAAAAAAGACATTTTAATGGCTAAAGGAGTCATTAAGAAGAAAAAAGGCAAAAAAAAGGCAAAAAAGAGAGGATAATATGGCACTAAACAACCCAAAACCTAAATTTATAAATGGTTCTTTGTATCCCAATTGCAATATGACTGTATCAAGTGACATGAATCCGTATAAAGGACCTCATGTAAACCAAACATCTATTGCAGACGTATATAGTGCGTCAATGGAAGGTCCAAAAGTTACACAAAACCTTGGATCTGGCCCAAAAGGACAAAGAAGTAAGGTTCAAATAAAAAAAGTAGCTTTCAAAGGCTTAAAATAGTATAATTTCGCTTTAACAAAGGAGGTTTTATGAACCTATTAAAAGATCTATGGTCACACATTAAAGAATGGAGTGATTGGCAGATGAAAGACTGGATTAAGGCGGCTATTGTAGCTATCGTAGTTATCTGGGTAATTAGCTGGATGACAGGCGGAGCAGCATAGTGCTTAATCTACTCGGAGGACTGCTTGGTGGCAAAGGTGGGGCTTTAAAAACCATTGCAAAAGTTGTCGACGAGATTCATACATCAGAAGAAGAGAAATTAGATAAAAAGATTTTAATGCAACGCATTCAACAAAAGCTTGCAGAAAAGCAATTAGATGTTAATGCAAAGGAAGCCAGCCATCGCAGCATATTTGTTGCTGGCTGGCGACCAGCTATAGGATGGGTNGGNGCCTTTGCTTTAGCNTTCGAATTTATTTTATCTCCTTGTATTGAATGGTATGCCAAATTTTCGGGTATGGCTATTTCAGCTCCTGAAATTCAGACTGGGCCCTTACTAGCCATCGTCACTTCAATGCTCGGCGTCGCGGGTATGCGCTCTTTCGAGAAGGCGAAAGGTCTTACTAAGTAATGCCTCTTACAAAAAAAGGCAGTAAAATAATGAAAGCCATGAAAAAAAAATATGGCAAAGATGCAAAAAAAGTGTTCTACGCCTCTAAAAACAAAGGTAAAATAAAGGGAGTAGATAAAAAAAGGAGAAAAAAATAATGGGTAAACTTTGTGCAAGAGGTAAAGCTGCTGCTAAACGTAAGTTTAAAGTATACCCGTCAGCATATGCAAATATGTATGCGAGTGCTGTATGTTCAGGTAAAGTAACGCCTGGCGGTAAAAAGAAAGCAAAGAAAAAAGCTAATGGAGGAATGATAAATCAACTGTCGCAACAACGAAAAAAAGTTTCAAATTACAATCAAGGCGGTATTGCAAAAGGTTGTGGTGGAGTGATGGAAGATAGACGTAAAGTAACTACTTTTTCATAATGGCTAAAAAGGGATTAAGAGCTTGGGTAGCTGAAAAGTGGGTTGATATAGGAGCACCAAAAAAAGACGGTAAGTATCAACCTTGCGGAAGACAGAAAGGCAGTAAGAGAAAATATCCAAAATGTGTTCCGTTGGCAAAAGCTAGAAGCATGAGTAAAGGTCAAAAGGCTAGTGCTGTTAGAAGAAAAAGAGCCGCAGGTAATCCAGGTGGTAAACCAACTAATGTAAAAACTATTGTAAAAAAATTTAATGGAGGGTATATAACCGTAAATCCACGAGGATTTGGAAGAATGTTACCAGAAAAAAGACCTACTACAAGATTATACACATGAACATGGATAAACTATTAGCTTCTGTAAAGAAGCACGAAGGGTTTCGAAATAAAGTATATTTAGATACCCTAAACAAAAGAACAGTGGGCTACGGCCACCTGTGTGTAGAAGATCACTGGGAAGATGACAAAGAATATGATGAAAAGTATTTAGAAGGAATCTTAATTCGTGATTTACAAAATGCCATTGAGGGTGCAGAGGATTTAATAAATAACTGTCCTTCTGGTGGTAAAGCAAACATCAGTGATGATGCAAAAATTATAATTATAGAAATGGTATTTCAGCTAGGAAAATCAGGTGTTTCTAAATTTCGCAATATGTGGAAAGCTCTTCAACAAGAGCCACCTCAGTATGATGTTGCGAGTATTGAAATGCTCGATAGTCGTTGGGCAAAACAAACACCCAACAGNGCCAAAGAGATGGCTGAACAAATGAAGGCATGCGCTTAGAAAATTTCTTTACATATTACAAAAAAGAATTAATCTCTAGACAAAAACAAGTCGAAGAGGCTATATTGGGAGGATTGTGTAAAAGTTGGGAAGATTATAAATATCTTTCAGGTAAACTTGCTGCACTTAAACAAGAGGAACAGGAACTCACGGACCTGCTAAAGAAAACGGAGCTAGAAGATGAATAAACCTCAATTAATTATGCCAAAACATATTTGGGACGGCAAAAAGAAAGATAGGCAAAAGAAAGACATAGAAAAAGTACCTAAACCTACAGGGTATCGTTTAATTTTATTTCCTTTAAAATTAGAAGGAAAAACAGCGGGTGGTGTACATCTTACTGATGCAGCCATTGAACAGGCTTCTGTTGCAACTAACATTTGTAAAGTTATTGAAGTAGGACCTGATGCTTATGCAGATAAAAGTAAATTTCCTAACGGGCCGTGGTGCAAAAAAGACGATTGGATTATCATTACAAAATATGCTGGATCTAGACTTAGCATTGATGGTGGTGAACTTCGCATAATCAACGACGATGAAGTACTGGCAGTTGTTGAAGATCCAAGAGATATTTTGCCAGCAAATTTAATGTAACATGGAGAACTCTATGCAAGAAATAAAAACTAAAAAATCAGAAGAGTTAGTTCCAATAGATACGTCAGGTGATCCTGTAGATGTGGAACTAAAAGAAGAAAAAAACTCTGCACCTCAAACCGCAAACAACGATGATCCTATTGTTGAGGTAGAAGGTCAGCAGACAAAAACAGAAACAAAACCAGAAGAGTTAGAAGAATATAGTGCTGGTGTAAAAAAACGTATTGACAAACTAACCAGAAAAATGCGTGAAGCAGAGCGTCGAGAAGAAGCCGCTATTGAATATGCACGCAAAATTCAAAATCAGCAAAAAATTTTACAAACTCAACTTAATCAAAAAGATGCTTTGTTTGTTGAAGAAGGAACAAAGAAATTAGATGCTCAAGAGGAGTTTGCTAAACGCGCTCTTCAAGCTGCGATTCAAGAAGGAGACACTGAAAAACAAGTAGAAGCTCAACAAGCAATGGCAAAAATGGCTATTGAAAGAGAAAGACTTGTTGCCGAAAAAATGCAGTTAGAGGCTCAAAAAGCAAATCCACCTCAGGTACAAGAACAACAGTATACGGAACAACCTATTCAACCTCGTCCTAGTGGTAAAGC